ATTTGGAACAAAAAGCAAACAGTAGATAATTTTGCATCAGCAGAATATGCTTGGGTGAGTATGGGATTAAAAAAACCAGCTAAAGTTTTTGATTATGGAATACATTTACATAATCATACAGATAAAATACACCCAACTCAAAAACCAGTAGACCTTTATAAGTGGTTGCTTAAAAATTACGCTAAAGATGGTGAATTGATTTTAGATACTCATTTGGGAAGCGGATCAATTGCGATTGCATGTCATGACTATAACTTTAACCTTACTGCTTGCGAGTTAAGCGAAAAACATTATACTGATGCAATGAAAAGAATTAACCAACACATTTCACAAACAAAGCTATTCTAATGCTACAGTTAAACGAACTTAAACCAGGCGACACGTACAACGATAAAAAGTATAAAGTACGTTATAATGACGGAAAAAGCGTAGGAGTTGTTAGATTATCGGACGGTTGGTTGTTAAGGTTTTACGACTATCACCACAGTTTTAAATTAATGGTAAAAAAAGATATATGAAAAAATACAGATTAAAACCAGAAGCAGTACAATTCTTTGATAAGAAATACTCGAGAGACGTTAAATCTTTGCATTATTGGGAAGACTTAAAAATTAGTTTAAATGCTTTAGAAGAGTGCGAAAAAATCTATTTAACCTACGGCATTAAAAATAATGAAAGCATGACGGACGTATGCGGATGGGGTAATGATAAACAAAAGTCGGAATTTTGCTTTACTATTAACGTATTAGATACTAGTTATTCAGATTATAAGATTTTATCTAATGAATTAATTATGCGTGACCTTATGAATAAGGTACAAGCCACTATTAATAATTTTGTTCACGATAAGTTAAAAGGTTAATTATGCAAAACCAAACCAACCTCCAAAGAGTTAAGTCCGCATTTGAAAGTGGATTTTATTTCGTATATTAGTTTATAATTCTTAAACCGAGTACTAGCGGTTATTAAAAACATTTTTGTCCCTTTGTGGGGGAAGGCGTCTAGTACCGCTGACCTCTGCAAAGGGCTTTTTAATTTATGATAAAAAACTTAGAAGCGATCGACACGCATTATGACGGACACCATTTTAGAAGTAGATTAGAGGCTAAATGGGCTGTATTTTTTAATGCTATTGGTTGGAAGTGGGGTTATGAAACAGAAGGGTATAAATTACCTAGTGGTAAATGCTATTTACCAGACTTTCACTTAACAGAATTAGATATTTATATTGAAGTAAAACCAAAAGAACTTACAAAAGATGAACTTGATTTATGCTTAGAATTGTCTAATTTTATAGTCACCCCAAAGTATGGTATAGATATAATTTTATGTGAGGGAGACCCATCTTCAAGACCTTTTAGAACAATTGTAAACGGAAACGTATTTGTTCCAGTTATTTTAATGCATCGAGATAGTGGATTTTATCCATTCTATCAGTCCGATGAAAAAAATACTAGAATACATGATTTAAATTTAACTAAACAGGCAGCTATAAAAGCTACTTCTGCAAGATTTGAGCGTGAATGGAAAGAGAAAGGAGATGAAAATGGCTAAGGATCCAGCGTTCTTATTTTATAGTTCTGATTTCCTTACTGGAACTCTTATTATGAGTTTCGAAGATAGAGGAAAATACATAACTATTTTAGCGTATATGCATCAAAATGGCAGGCTATCAGAAGAAACCATTAGGTTATTGGTAGGTAATGTTTCTGATAACCTAAGGTTAAAGTTTGGTTTCGATAAAAATAACCTTTGGTTTAATGAAAGGCTAGAAGAAGAAATTTCTAAGCGTTCTAATTTCGTTGATAGCCGTAAGGAAAACGGTAAAAAAGGCGGTAGACCTACTAAAAAATCAATAAAAGAAGAAAAACCTACGGATAACCTACCTGAAGATGAAAATGAAATTGAAAATAAAGATTATAATGATTTAGCTATTATAAAAAATATAATGGAATTTTTTAATTTTTCTGAAACAGCGAACTACGACAAAATGAGGGATGCAGGTACTTTTGTAAAGTTACTGATACATCAAGGTGAAATATCAAAATTTTTAATTCAATTTGAAGCATACAAAAAGATTAAAATGAAAGACCCGAAATTTACCCACTCATTTAAAAACTTTATAGGGACAGCTAAAGGGGCTTATCTTGATGGAGCGTGGAATGCAGAAAATTGGGTTTCAAAATTAGGAACATCTATACCGAAAGCCAAATTAAATTTCTAATGCAAGTACACGAAATATCAAGCGGATTAGATTACGATTTAGACGTTCGTAAAAATAGCGGAGAGGAATTAATGCTTTGCCCTAAATGCAGCCACTTACGCCAAAAGAAAAATATTAAGTGTCTTTCGTTCAATCACAATAAACAAGTCGGCAGGTGCAACCATTGCGAAGCGTCTTTCGTGTTAAAAAAAGAGTTTATACCAATGCAGGAAAATAAAGTTTACGTTTTACCGAAATTCAATAACAAAACGGATTTAAGCGATCAATTAGTTAATTGGTTTTTCAAACGTGGTATATCTCAAAAAACGCTAAACGATTTTAAGATTACAGAAGGTAGCGAGTTTATGCCGCAAACTAATCAAAACGAAAATACTATTCAGTTTAATTATTTCCGATACGAGCAATTAGTAAACGTTAAATTCAGGGATGGAAGGAAAAACTTTAAGCTTGTAAAGGATGCAGAATTGATACCGTACAATGTAAATTCAATCATTGGTAAAAGTGAAATTATAATTTGCGAGGGAGAGATTGACGCAATGAGTTGGCACGAAGCTGGCTTTGAAAGCGTGATAAGCGTGCCAAACGGAGCAAATATTAAATTAGATTGGCTCGATACTTATGCAGATGTATTTGAAAAAGCTACGAAAATTTATCTGTCAACCGATAACGACGAAAAGGGTTTTGTTTTACGTGATGAACTAGCAAGGCGATTAGGTTATGACAAATGTTTAAAAGTAGAATTTAGCGATTTTAAGGACGCTAACGAATACATTATAGCAAAAGGAAAAGAAAGTCTTTTAGAAACGCTTAAAATAGCTAAAGAATTTCCTTTAGTTGGTGTTTTTGGTATAGATGATTGTTGGGATGATATAATGCACATTTATCACAACGGTATGCCAACGGGTTATAAATCTGGGGATAGGCAATTTGATGAGCATTTGGGTTGTATGCCAGGAGAATTGACAATGGTTACGGGAATACCTGGACATGGAAAATCAATTTACCTAGATCAAATTAGTATTGGACTTTGTATCAATGAAGATTGGAAGTTTGGTGTATGTTCACCTGAAAGCCACCCGATGAGTTTTTATTTTACGAGATTGATAAAAAGATTAGTAGGTAAAAAATTCAGCAAATTTAATATTGATGAAAATATGTTGATGCTTGCAAAAGATTGGGTTAAGGATAGATATAATTTAATTAAACCCGATGAGGGTTATTCTTTGGATAGCATTTTAAATTCTGCTAAATCATTGGTTTTAAGAAAAGGAATAAAAGGATTGATTTTAGATCCGTGGAATAGGATTGAAAACACTAAGCCAAATGGAATGCAAGAGGGTGAATGGGTTGTGCAATGTCTTGTTAAGATAATTACATTTGCTCAAAAAACAGGAGTTCATGTTTTCTTAGTTGCACACCCGACTAAAATGCCAAAGGTAGCTGATGGTTCTAACTTCATGGTTCCAAATCTTTACAGTATTTCGGGTTCTGCGCACTTCTTTAACATGACCCAGAACGGATTTACGATATTTCGGAATATGGTTACCGATATGACAGAAGTGCATTTTCAAAAAGTAAAATGGGAACACTTAGGTAAAACTGGAATAGCTGTTTATTTATACAACAATGAAAACGCAAGATTTTATGAACCAGGAGACGATCCAAATGTAAATTGGCTGCTTAAAAAGGAACATCCAATTCCAGAGCCAAAAGAAACAATACTTAAACCAAGTGCATTATTCGACACAGATGAAGCACCATTTTAATTTAACCGCCATTAAAACGGCACATAACCAGTAAACTATGATTACAGAAGAACAATATAAAGAAGCTAAGAAGATTGTTGATGAATATGAACATCAAGAGTTTTTAGATGCGCAAACACAAGAAATGTATTGTGTTTCATGCCAAGCATTAGAAGAGCATGATTGTTTTTGCTCGGATGAAGAAATTATATATTGTCCTTTTTGTGGGCAGGAAGAACCATATCATGATGAGAATTGTAAAATAGCATATAGTTTATGAAAATAAACTCACTTACTTGGAACCAATACCGAATGATTAAAAAACTTAAATGGTTAATAGGAAAGAATTAGGATGAACGCAAAAGAATTATCTCAACATTTACAAGTAGCTTTTTACGAAACAAATCCGTATCAAACACTAAACTTTCATAGATGCGGTTATCATGAAGCAGATGTTTTTATGGTAGGTAAATCGAATATGCTTGTTACAGAAATAGAAGTTAAAGTGTCATTATCGGATTTTAAGGCGGACTTCAAGAAAACGTTTAAACATAAAAAACTTTCTGAAGTTAGGGATAATATTTACGGTCAATTAAACTGGATTTTGCCATCCAGGTTTTATTTTGCATGTCCTTATGGATTGATACCTTTAGAATTAATTCCAGATTATGCGGGGCTTATCTATGTTAAAGAAGATGGTTCTATTGAGTATCAAAAGTCTGCACCAAAACTTCATAAAACGCCAATTAGACAAAATGCATTAATGGGGTTAATTGAAAATTTAACTGCTCATCGTATTTTTGGATGCCAATGGATGACACATCAAAATCGATTAGCAAATGAACGATGGAAAAAATTAGAGTTTGAGAGAAAAGAAAAAACTAGGTTGTTTTTAGAACACGTTAAAAGTTTAAAGGAAAGCAAAGATCAATGCACGAAGATTTAAAAATAATAGTAGGGATTGACCCTGGTGTTAACACTGGTTACGCAACATATAAACCAACTATAAAACTTTTATGCAACGTCTGCTCATTGCCAATTCACAGGGTAATGTTTGATATTTTAATTAAACAGCCGTTAATTACTTTAGTTCGTTTAGAAGATGCTCGAAAAAGAAAATTCTTTACTGGAGGACGCGAAAAGTTGCAAGGCGCAGGATCTATTAAGCGTGATTGCAAAATATGGGAAGATTTTTTGACCGACCATAAAATACCGTTTGAATTAGTTGCACCAAAAGACAATAAGACCAAACTAAACGCTAAAGTATTCAAAGCGATTACTGGATATAAATATGCTACTAATGAACATTCGAGAGACGCAGCAATGTTGGTTTATGGTATTTAGCAACATCTTGGTTACAAATAGCAATGTTTGAAATAGTTAATGTAAATTTAAAGTATGAAAATAGAATACAGCATATCGAATGTAAGATGTCCAAAGTGCAAAAAGTGCTACTTAAATAAAGATAAATTTGGCTATGACTGTTACGGGTGTGGTTACCATGAAGAAATTAAGTAACGTAAATTTATATCACTACCCACTAAGGGGTTAAACACAGAGAAAGAAAGATGGCACACGCAGATTACAATTGTTGCGCAATATGCGATAACAAACAAGATTACTCGGATAATTCTACAACTAAGGAAGAAATATGCACCGAGTGCTTAATTAGCCTTAGAAACGCAAACGTAAATGTTTTGTCGGTAGATGAATTTATTGAATGGGTAAATGATACCGATAAAGTTAAATTGGCTTTTAAGCTAGATGAAATAGGTTATCATAAATGTTATTATCGAAATGATGTTGATGAAGCGATAAGTAACAAGTTAGAACTTTAACCACAAACAGAGTTCACAATAAAACCAAGAAGAGAAATGAAAATGACACTAAAAGAAGCCAAAGAGCAAGGCTATACAAAAGTAGGTACTGACTCTACGGGATGGCAAAGTCTTTACGACATTAACGATTTATCATCTGTAGATTTTGAGGGTAATACCAAATATTTTTTAGCTGATAAAGAGGCTCAATACCATTTGAGAAATACCAAAGATTTAGCCGAAATGATTGCCGATAGAATTAGTGACGATTTTGCAGATGAAACAGGTTGCGATGACGTACAAGATATTTTTGAAGAATTAAAGAAAATTGATTTTAGCAAAGTATGCCAAAAAATAAACTACGTGATGACTAGTCATCCTTATTGGACTTTGACTAAAATACAATTAGTTTATGAATAAGCATTTCACACTAAACGGTAAAGAGTACTTGGGGGTTAAGGTGCCAAGTGATGTAACTATTGATGATTATTGGTTTAATGATATTTACCCTAATTTTCTACAATATTATCCAAAAGGAGAAGTAATGTACGAAAGGATAGTATTACCATTAGGTAATTGGCAAATAGTCGGTCTACTCTCCCAAATACAGAACGATGAGGGGAAGTGTGAGGAGTTAGTGCTACATAGGATTGACCAAACTTCATTTCCTACATCAATGGAGCACTACGACTATATGTCAAATAATATGGTTCATTTATCATTCAATTTTGAAACAGCCATAGAAAGCTTCCACTCCCTACAACAATCTTTGAAGATGTTCACGGTTAATCCTTATGGGGAAGTTCCTAATCAAGGTGAAGAAGATGAAGAAACGTTCTGGACGCAAGCTAATTTATGGCAGTCCGTACAACAACACGTTAGCGAATACCTGATACTGGAGAAAATTAAATAAGATATGGAAAAGCTAAAAAATTGTACAGTTAGGCAAGCGTCAGAAAATGGAATATTTCACGATAGTCGTAAAGATATTAGGCTGTTAGGTGGTGTTATCAATAGAATGGCAGCTAAAATAGATGAGCTTGTCGAGGCTAATAATGAATTGACTAAACAACTGGAATTGATTAAATCAAAATAAGATGAGCAAAATAGACATAGAACAGTTGGCAGAGGTATTATATCCTAGTCCAAATAAAACTAATGGCCACGATAAATACAATGAAGGTGACAGAAGGCAATTTGAACAGGATGCGTTCATTGCGGGCTTCCAAAAGGCAACCGAAGCGCAGAAGCAACCTGCAATGAGTTTGGAGGAACTTTTGAATAAGCATAATATTGATGCGGGAAAAAGGGGTAAGGAAAAACTTATTGCCTTTGCTCAAGAATACGCAAATCAGTTTAGGGAAGCGCAGAAGTGGGTTGATGCTAACGAGCTATTACCAGAGCCTAATATAAAAGTTTTAGCCTTTGTAAACGGTGAATGGCAAAAAGCAAAGGTTACCAAGAATAGAGAAGGAGAGCAATGTTGGTT